ATGAGTAATTATAACACAAATAAAAGATATTTTGAAACAGTTTTATCAAAAAAAGAAAATATATGCAAAATGGAAATAACACTAGATATAGCTAATATCATTATAACACAGTGTTATCATGAGATTAGCTATATAGGATATGAAGGAAAATCCACAACAAAAAGCACAATATGTAAACACTGCTTAAAAGAAATAACAAGATTTAAACAATATAAAACAACATACACAATATACGCAAAATACAACAGCAAAATAATACTACTGAAACTATCAAGTAAACAATACTACTGCCAAGATTGCAAAAAAACAACAACAGAAAAATTAATAGATAAAGGAGAGAAAAAACAAAAAACTTCACCCAAACAATTATAGACACACTACAAGAAAACGTAAGTTATAGCATGATAGCAAGAACACATAAAATATCAGTCAGCAATGTAATAAGATGCTTTGATGAAGTATCAAAACAAATAGAAATATCAAAAGACAAAGATGAAATCAAACACATATCAATAGATGAACTTAGATTTGTAAAAAGCAAACAAGCAAACTATCAATTCATAATAGTAGATACAACAACGAGAAAAATACAAGAAATATTAAAAGACAGAAAGCAAAGTGTGATAAAAGAGCACCTAAAAAATAATTACAAAAACATACAAACAGTAAGTCAAGACCTATGGAAACCATATAAGACAGTAGCCAAAAGTCTATATGAAGAAGTAGAAATAATACCGGATAGGTTTCATGTAATAAGGCAATTTACATGGGCATTCGCAAGAGAAAGAATAAAACTACAAAAGAAAGAAGGCATAAAAACAAATAGAAATTGGAAAATACTAACAAAAAGACAGAGAAATTTAGACGAAAAAAGAAAAGAAATATTAGAAGAGTTATTAAAAAAACATAAACAATTAGAAATAATACACACAGCAAAAGAAAAAGCATATGAAACATTCAAAAGACAAAGCGTAGAAGAATATAGAGAAAAATTAGAAGAACTGAAAGAATATGTAAAAGAAAATAACATACAAGAATTTAAAAAAGCGATAAAGACAATACAAGTATGGGAACAAGACATAGAAAATATGTTCAAATATGACATAACAAATGGAGTGGTAGAGAGAATAAATAGGTCAATAAAGCAAAGTAAAAATATAGCATACGGATACAGAAATTTAGAAAGAGCGACAAAATTAGTACAATATAGAGTAAATAAATGCACACTTAAAGTATCATAAAAAATATGAGTACAATAAATGTGCATCAGCATATAAAAATTATTTTGCCCACCATATTGACAAAGAACCTATTTATTTTAATTTGATTTCAGTATTCTATAAAATCATTTTTAAAATAGTGTAAATTAAACTTATAAAATAAATTATGGGATAAAATATGAAAAATATAATATTATCGACAGCAGGCCATATAGACCATGGTAAAACAAGATTAATAGAAGAACTTACCGGAAAAAATACTATGCACCACAAAGAAGAAAAGCTGAGGAATATAACAATAGATCTCGGTTATGCTGATATAACTCTTAAAAGTGAAATAAATATAAGTATTATAGATGTTCCGGGTCATAAAGATTATCTCAAAAATACAATATGTGGAATTTTAAATTCAAATATGTCTATTTTGGTAATATCTGCAATAGACGGCGTATGCAAACAAACAATACAGCATTTTAATATAATAAATTTAACATCCATCAATCATTTGATAATAGCTGTAACAAAAATTGACCTTGCAAGCGAAATTCAGATACAAAACATACTTAACCAAATAAATGAGCTTGTAAATTCAAGCAATATCCAAAATATATCTACTTTGATAATAGACTATGAAAACAAAGAGAGTATAAAAAAACTATCAGAAAAAATATACGAATTAGCAAAAGACATAAATCAAAAAAATACATCTAAAAATATTTTTAAAATAGACAATTCCTTCACTGTAAAAGGCTACGGCACAGTAATTTCCGGAAATTTAATATCAGGAAATTTAACAAAAAATGATGAAATAACAATATATCCTCAAAATTTAAAATCTAAGATTAAAAATATGCAATCACATTCAAAAACTGTTGAAACAGCATATGCAAATACAAGATTGGCAATAAACATTCCGAATATAAAAAAAGAAGATGTATTTAGAGGCAATGTATTATCCACATCATCAAATTTACAGCCGTCAAATATTATAAATGCACTTATATATACTGAGAATATTTCAAAAAATATAAAAAATCACGAATTCGTAAAACTATACACAAGTACGACAAGCCAAACTGCCAAAATAGTAAATTTACAAGATAAATTAATCTATCCAAATTCAAAATTATTGGTACAGCTACGATTGAAAGACAATATTATGCCATTCATATCCGATGATATTATACTGCTTGACACATCATCAAACGAAATCATATCAGGCGGAAAGATAATAAACGTATCAAATCATAAAAAAAACAAAATAGATTTTGATATCTCAATATTTTATATAGATGAATTAATATTTTTGTTTGCAATAAAAGAAAAAAAAATAACAGATATATCAACACTTAAAGATATATATAATATAAACTGTGACAAATTTTTGAATTGTTTAAAAAAACTCGAAAAAACAAATTTTATAAAATTAATAAGTTTTGATAATCATACACAACACAATTTGCAATATAACAAAAATTCAAAATATGTAGTCGATTATAATTTTTATATCAAAGTTTATGAAAAAATAAAAATCATCATAAAAGATTTTTCGCAAAAATTTATATATAAGAAATCCATAAATTTAAACATATTACATTCAAAACTGAATTTTGTAGATAGAAAATATCTACTTCCAATGCTTATAGATATGGGTTATAATATTCAAAGTGATTGTTTAATATTAGACAATAAAAATTCAAATACAGTCAATGAAATGAAAAAATTGTCCGACAATTTGGAAACTTTAATCGAAAGCTCAGAAGCCCCTATAAAATTAAAAAACATAGCTTCTGATGAACTGTCAAAAGAAATACTGCACAATAATCTCAAAGATAAATTTGTAAAAATATCGGATGATTACATATGCTCAAAAAAAATGTTAAATAACTATAAAAATATAATTTTTACTCATTTCAAAACAAATAAAACCCTTGATATATCGGAATTTAAGGCATATACAAATCTATCAAGAAAATTATCTGTAACAGTTCTTGAATACTTCGATTTGCAAAAAATAACCAAAAGGTTTGAAAATTATCGAATAAAATATACATCTTTCAATCATAATCAAATATTTTTTTAATTACTGTCAAATATTGAAATTTCAATATATATACTTGCATATCAAAATAAAATGTTTATCCAAATTTAATCAATTTTAATCAATTATTTTTGACGGATTTTTGCCGATTTAATATTTTCGCACAAAAAAAGTAGGGAACTAATCCCTACTTTTCATTTTGCATATATGATACAGCTATATCTATTATTATGCTCACTATTTCTTCATCTAATTTTAAATTCATTTTTTCGTGTAACTCTTTCATAACTTCTTTCATAGCTATTGCTTTCTTTTCTTGTGCAATAACAATAGTCATACATATATCAGCTAACTTTTTAAGCTTAATATCTTTAAAAGATATACTTGCTAAAAGTAATGCCATTTTCAGCTCTGAGTAGTAATCAAATTTAAACTTAGTTTTCTTCATTACTACTACAGTTATTGCAAATCCTAAAGTGATAAGTATAGCTAATACTGTATCACTATTAAATATATTATTCATTTTATTTACCTCTCTATTTATTATCTATTTTTTCATTCATTTTAGCTATCATAACCCACAATGCCCAATTAGAATTGTCTATATTTTTAATGTGCACTTCCGGACTATTTAACATTCCCTTTTTAGCTAAATCATTTATAGCATTTACAGCATAACCTTTTTCTTTATCGGTCATTTTTATAACATCTCCTTTTTTATCTATTATTTCATCATCTAATTTTTTTCATACCTTAAAACACAATCCCAACCTTTTCTATATAAATAGTAAGATGTTATTGATATTTCATTACCTGTTTGGTCACCTTTTAATCTACCTACTATACCCCCACGCTCATCACTTCTTGCGTGTACCATCTTGCTATCTCCAATGTAAACTGCAACGTGATAAATTTCATTTAAAAGAATATCACCTCTTTTTAAATTGCTACCACTTTTAAGATTTACATTTTTAGTAACATCTTTAAATCCTGCTCTCAAAAAAACATTTTTCATATTACCTGTATAAGTAGCATTTTTCACATTAAAACCTGCTTTAGAAAAGGCTGTTATAACTAAAGATGAACAATCATAATCAGGATTTCCACCTCTGTCTAATTGACTATATCCATGCTTGTCATCATTAGCTATACCAATCATAAATTGTACTGCTTTTTCTACTCTACTCAACTTTTCTCAACTCCTTCTCTTAATTTTTTCCATCAAAAAAGACACCTTTTACAGTGTCTATTTTTTAGTCATTATTAGTATCAATATTAGCGTTACTTTGGTTAATTTGATTACTTCTTATATTTTCTTTTTTATTTTCTAAATCATTATTTTGAATGATTTCTACTATTTTAGTAATATATTCTTCCTCTTTTTCCGGAAATACATATTTTACTATAATATTTAAAGTTCCAATAATAAGGGTAACAAAAGTCACACATATAGGTAGTATTTTTATTAGATATTCAGCTATATTTGAATTTTTCAAATCAACAAATACATAAACTATACATGCTAAAAAAATTAAGGTTAGTATAAAAGTTAGAATTAAAAATCCATAAAATAGATTGCTTTTATATATAGTATTCATTCTGATTTTATTTTCATAATTATAAACATAACTTTTTAAGAGAGTAGTTACATATTTATCTCTTTGTTTTTGTTCAGCGGTAGAAAATTTATCATAGAATGGATTTTCATTTAGCTCTTGATCATCACTAATGTCTTCAAGATCATTAAATGTTATGTCATTAAAATCTACATCATCAAAAAAATTATCATAATTCATTTTATAATCCTACCTCTTCAATTCTCCTTGTAACCATCTTAGTAGTAACTTGAAATTGAGTGGCTAAAAAATTTACCAACAAGTTTTTATTTATTATAGGTTTATTAAAAGTGTTGTACATATCTATAAACTTGTCTTTTGGCATTAATATAGAGGCAGCAAAATAATCTATATCATTTTCTCTTTCGTTTTTCCCTTTTCTATGATCACGATGTGCAAACTGTAGTTTATTACTATTTTTATATTCTAATATATAATGCCCTAATTCATGGGCTATTATAAACCTTTTCCAAGGCAGAGTTTTACTTGAATTTACTCCTATAAGTTTATTAGTTTCAAATCCTAAGATGTTTTTCTTACCATTATCTACTATAATAAAGCCGTCATCATTTTCATCTAAAAGAGCATTAACTAAAGTGAATTTATATTTTTTTACAACTTCTAATATATCTATTGGTATAACGATTTCTTCGCCAAAAACCTCTGTTAAAACTTCTTTGGTTTTTAAATCTATTGAATCTTTTTTTTCTTGAGATAATTCTTTTTTTGTTTCCACATTACTCACCCCTAATTTATCTAAAAAGAAAAAACATCTTAATTAAATTATACCACATTAAGTCAATACTACATACGGTTATCAATATAATAAAAATACTATATATAGTATTTCCTTACAGATATTTATACCCACTATTTATTTTTCTATACTCCGTTTCTAAAATCTTCTTGTCCAAGCTCCACGTTGTCCATACGATTTATTATCTGCTCTCTAATCTTGCCTTTTTGCCTATTTTCAAAGCCACTTTTAGCAATCAGTGCAGTCAAGACAGGAGCAGAGAAGATAACTGCTCTATCTAATGTATGACTTGCAAGGTTAGAATCATTTAATTTTACACTTAGATATAAGCAAATAAAAAACACTATAAATACAAGTAACATAACCGCAAACATTAGCTTTTTACTTGTTTCAATATATTTTTTATCTTTTTTTATTTCTTGTTCTTGTCTTAGTTTTTCAATGATTTTCTTTTCATCCTTACTTAAATTCAATCTTTATCACCTACTTAAATACTCCTTGCTGAACTGCATAAAAGAAAAAACCTACAAAAGCACTTCCAAACAAGCCCATTAACCATCTCATTGTTACTATTAAGCTGTTCATTTTGTCAATTAAATTGTCAATTTTTTGGTCTGTTCCCGCTCTAAATTCTTCTAATGCTTTTATCCGTTCTGCGTGATTATTTAATCTATTTTTGTTGTCTGTTAGCCTTTCTTCTATTCTTCTATGTCTTTCATCACATATCTCATTATGTTGATTTTCATTCATACAATACACCTTTCTTTTAATTTAAGGCAATAAAAAAAAGACCTATTAAGTCCTCATTTATTGCCTTGTTGTTTTTTTATTATTCAGCTTTTGTTTCTGTTAATGGCTCACCATATCCATCGCAATTATAATCTATTTTGCAATCTTCAAGTATTAAATCTCTAAGTGTTTTGTGATTTGGTGTATCATCAATGGTTTTTGCTTTTAAAGATATATCAAGTGCTTGTACTTCAATATATATTTGCAATCTTGCTGATAGTTTTTGTTTTCTTCTTTGCATAAAAATTACCTCCAATATTGTTTTAAAAAAAATTAACATCTATATCAAACTCCTTATAAGTTTAATATTTAATCTAATTACTATAAGTTTTCCAATTCTGACAGGTTAGGTACAGAATCGGTCTTTTTTCTGTTTGAGTTAGCTCTCAATGTGTCCAGTTCGGAGAGGTCAGGATTACCATCTGCTATTGCTCTTTTGATTTTTTCTATTTCTTCTTCAAGCAGTTGTTCTTTTGTTTTTTGTATTTCAACATATTTTTGCTTTAATATCTTTTCTTTTTCATCATAATATGTCTCGTTATAGTACCCGCTCTTATATGGCAACTCTTCAAATTCTTGTTCTTTTACAGTTTCTGTATCTTCTAATACATAATATCCCAAATACTCATTGCCTCTTAGTCTTATTAATATTTTCATACTTCACACTCCTTTTTATTCATAATACATCATACTTAGGTGTAAGCCTGGATGAACATTACCTGCATTATTTGCAATGGTAGCAATTATTTTTAAATGACTTCTTGCTTCTATATATCTTGTTTCTGTATGTTGAGAGGGGCTTAATGGTCCTCTATCCGTATAATTAGTTGGACTCGGCATATTATTATCATCAAATACTAAAACTTCATCTAACCAAACTCTTACTCTTGAAAAACTAATACCTCTATAACTATATCCTAAGCTTGAAGAAACCTGAGGATTACCCCAAGTCAAACTTGTAATTTTTAAAGGTTTCCACATATCAAATAATACTACCTCTTGCCCCATTTGATATTGACTTTGTATACCTTCTCTTGCTCCTCCTAAAACTTCTACAGCATTGTATGTTTTTAATCTATTATATATCTGTCCTCCCACACTCAACCACACTCCATTTATTAATACTTCTAATCTTCCGTTGTTATTCCTGAATTGAAAACCTTGCACACTTCCTGCATTATCTGCCCAACCTGAATTTGATACTTTAACGCCATATGTTCTGTGTCCGTTGAATCCCATCAAAGTGGGGAATCCGTTCTGCCACCAATCTTGCGGATTTATACTGTCACATGGCTGTCCGTCAGGTCTTATTCCTTGACTTGCGTCAAAAATAACATGATTTTGCCCATATTTACCCCATCTTAGATATTTGCCTACCTGCTCACTATCTTTTATTACCTCCTGATTCCAACTGCCTCCGCCTATACAGAACCACTTATCCCAATTACCTGAATGTAATTTTCTCCAGTATATGGCTGTAGAGTTCCATGTCATATATAGTTGAAAACCATATTGTCCCTTAATGTACATATAAGGTATTATTATTCCATCATCTATATTATCACCGAGTGGTAGATTTTTAGTTTGATTCCAAATACAGTAATACGCCTTTCCTGTATCCAAACAATTATCAGCATCATTTCCGGGAGCAATTCTTCCGGGATAATTTTGATTACAATCTCTGCTATCTAACAGTTCACACCAGCCTAACCACTGATTACCGTTAGCTTGTCTGTATAATATTCCATAATATTGACCACTGTCATAAGGTATTGCAATCTGCGTACCATATCCGTTGGTATTGTGTGACATATATATTATTTTACAATAATTACAAGGTAGTCCTACTGCAGCTCCATAACTGATTGTGCCTATATAACTTTGTTTATGACTCGGATTATTAAATATTTCTCCTGGTACTATATCATTGTTAGCCTCCGAATAGCTTCTTGCAAACATTAGACTATCCAATCCATCGAGCTTTTCACTGTCTGATGCTTTTTCAGTTTTTCCAAGTTTGTCAGATACAGCATTATCCAATATATCCATATTGTAGTTTAAGTCCATGACATCTGCATATTCATTGTACTCAGGCTTTCTTAGTTTTAATTTATCAGTTTCTTGCATCTAATCACCTCTTTTTTTAATTCATTGGCAAGTGTCTTACTTCATCCCACGTCATTTTTTTAATTTCTCCCCATGTTAGCTTTTTCACTTCGCCCCATGTTGCAAAAGTAAATACATAGTTAATACCTAAGTGAGCAGGCTTTATCTCTTCCAAAATACTTTTTAGACCCGCCATATTTGCAGGTATTCCTCTTGTTCCTATGAATTTTATTTCAAAGAAATATTTTTCATTATGCTCTATTACTTCTACTTCGCCGTTGCTAAATGCCTTTGCCACATTTGCAATCATTTCTTTTGTTGTTGTGGAGCTTCCACGAAGCTTGGCTTTAATCATCTCACGTCTGTGTTCATAAGAGTTGTTATAATTAGTTTTTAAATCAAGCTCTTTTTCCCATAAGTCAAGTCCCCATGTAGCTGTTTCTATAAAACATTGAGAAAATACATCTTTTAATTTTAAGTCAAGTTCTCCGATTTCTATACCTAAACTCTTTTGAAGAACTATCATTTCCTTTATATCATGCCAATATAACGGTAAATACTTCATCAAATCTTTATTATACATTACACCACCTCTAATTTTACGTCAGATAATAATGCTATTTCTTCATCTGCAAGTTGAGTATTTGCAAATGAATTATTTAATTTCAAATCCTTGTAATCAAGTACATTTGGAATATCAAGTAAAATATTACCGACTTTTGCAATAGACACATAATTTGCTTTAAAAGCATTTTCTTTAAAAAAATCTTTTACTTTTGCTTTAAAATTATTAGTTATCTCAGTTATACTTGCCCCATTTATAACAGATATCTTAGCTGTAACGATTATATCCTTATTCTTAGCACTTACAACACTAACAGTTGCTCCTATAGGTCTGACACTTTCAATATGTTTTTGGACTTCATTTATAAGGGCAGTATCAGCAACTTCCATCTTGCTATTTACTATAGCAAGCTTAACAGTCCCGTTTCCTGCCCAAAGAGGGAACACCTTAACACTGCCAACTCCAGCCACTTCCATTACCCATCTGCGATAATGATATATATTTCCTGATGTGGCAGGTTCTCTAACTCTTTGCAAATATCTTTGTCTTAAATGTTCTGTTTCCTCTTCTTCCACACCTGGAGTAATAACACCCACTACATAAGCGTGAGTTAAATTTTCTATAGTTTCAGAAGGTAATAATTTAGCATGAGGTATGTTACCAATTTCTCCTACATCTTCGCAGATTAATTCAAAATAATGTTTTTCATTTACTGTCTCTATAAACTTTCTAACAGTAAAATTAAGACCCTCAGCAGTGAATTTACTATCTATATCAACTTGTATATCAAATTCACCTTTAACTATCGCAGACGTGGCAGGAAAAGGCTCTATACCTAAAGACTGTGCAATCCTTATAAGTCCAAATCTATCAGCAGTTACAGCAAATGTATTTCTAAGCACAAAATCAAGCTCTTGATATAGTATATCTGCTTCAACACTTGCAGGAGCTAATGCATCATAAATAACACTACCCTCACGCTTATCCATCTTGTCATCAACCCTTGAAAGCATTCTTTCAAGTAAGAAATCAGCCCTGTACTGTTCATACATAATTAATCACCTCCCACATTGTCATAATCAAATTTCCAAGCATTGGACATTTCAATATCTCCATATACTGAATTAACAGTAAAAGAAATACTTAATTCATCCCTTTTTGACTTTGCTCTATCATAATAAAAGTTGCTTACAGATAAAACCCTGTCATCTTTTATTAAACATTCCTCTACACGTCTTGTAAGTTCAATATATGCAAAGTTCTTAGGCTCTCCAAAAAGATCCTCTATATCAATTCCATAGTTAGGATATATTATATGTATGCCCTTTCTTGTGTTTAATTCCTTATATATAGCTTGTTTTAAAGCCTCCCTGTCATCTATATATGCATACACTCTATCACTTTGCACATGTATTCTATAAGTAAATGCAGGAGCAATATCACTTTTCACCCCCTCAAGCATTAATAGATTTAATTCATCTTGCTGCGGTACCATAACATCACTCCTTTTTTATAATTCCTTTTTGATGTATAACATCATCAAAATCACCCTCAATGATTTTAAATATATCAACCTCCATAACTTGCTTTGTTATAACCTCTTTATCATCCACAATTTCAGTTATTTCAACCGGTCTTGTTTCAGTTCTTAGCTTTCCTCTTATTTCCCCTTTTCTAATCAACCCTTGCCAGTGATAATCCACTCCGTTACTACCTTGTGGAGAACTTGCCTCATACAAATAATAAAAAACCTGCCCCTCATGATTAGACATAAATACAAAAGATTTACCAATTTCATAATCAGTAAATCTTCTATACTTAGGTACTACAAGCAAGCTATCATATATTTCTATCCCATCACTTCTGACAAATTTAAGAGGATTTATACTAACAAGTTTAGCGTGAAACACATTACTAAAACTAAGAGTATCTATATATTTTTTAACTATTTCAGTAACTATCATTTTTAATTTATAAGCCATGTCCATTTATTCTACCCCCTTTACCCTGAAGAATCTTGTAAAAGGTTTAGACCTGCCATCAAGGATACTATATCCAAGCGGAACAGAAGGACTATGAGCACCTATTGTTTGATTTCCACCCGCATACATTTCCATATGGTCAATCCTCCAGCAAATATCGCCAGGTTTTAACTGATTTCTATTGATTTCATAGAAATTCTTATCATTGATTAATGAATAAGTAGTCAAATTATAATTTTGTTTAGGCAACAAATTTGCCTCCTGATAAGCTCTCATTACAGCAGATGAACAATCAAAATGGGTAGTTCGCCTTAAATTGACATCTTGAGAATAAGGAGCGCCAATGTTTTTAATCATATAATCCATAGCACCTTTAGCACCCGATAAAATAACAGTATTGCTGTCATTAGCAGCAGCATTGCTCTTAGGCTTATTACCAAGTTTTTTAGGCGATATTAACGGAGCAATATCACTGTTAAACACTTCTAAACTCATAAAATGATACCCCTCACTAAATCTATGAGTTACAGAATTTACAATCATATAAGAATTTACACTTATATCCCCTATGTCAGCAAAATTCACAGGAACTAAGCTACCCGCTCTAACCTTTATATCACCAATAGTATTTTTTATCTTTAAAGTCCTGTGTTTTCTATTTAAGAATTTTAAAAGCTCTTTAGCTTTACCATCTAAATTTATAGCCGACTTTATCTCCTTATTATTATCATCAAGCAATCTTAAATGAACTCTGTTATAAACACCCTTTTCGATACTTGTCTGATAATCAAAATCTTCAGTATTATCATAGTTTATGATATTTTCAACTTTCATATTCTCAATATTTTTTAATGATATTTTGCCCTTATCATCAAAAAGTACATATATTTTATTAGTGTTAGCAAGAGTTATATCACTTGCAAATTTTAACATTTCAAAATACTCTTTTCCATTTTCAACCCTTGAAGGTATTTTGAATTTAGTATCCTCAATGGCTCCAATGAGCAAATGATTTTTCTTGCATATATTTTTAAGTAAATCACTATAACTCCAATTACTATATTGTAAAATATCCTTATTTTTCAAATAAAATAATTGATCATAACAAGTAGTCTTTATAATCTGATCAGAAGTTCTTTTTTTACTTGTAACATATCCATAGAAAAACACATCATCATCAACATAAAAAGCAACAGCATTACCTTCCTGATAGTCAAGCCCCTCACCCTTAACGATATTACATTGCAACTTGCCCGCACTTCCCTGTCTATTAAAAGTAACTTCTATATCCCCATCAATAATAGGTATTTGCAATAGACCCCTTGATTTATTTTCAATAACAACTTTAAGTTTCATTTGAACACCTTTTCAAGATTTTTTACAGATAATCTTTCCACAGATATTTTTTTCTCTTGCAATGAAGTAGTAATCTTTTTATTTACACCCAATTTAGCTATTTTAGTTTTAAGGGAGATATATTGCTTTAGTTTAACTTCAACAATTAAATCAGATCCGTTTTTAAAATCTTCATCGATAGTATAACTTTCTAAAGTAACGGACATATTCATAGAATTACTTAGATTAGGCTGAGTAGGAGTACGAATTATAATAAATTGAAAAGGCTTATTATCAGATTTCAGCTTTTCCAATTTTTCAAGCATCTCAACAGGTTTGATGAATTTTTTAACTGAAGGAAAATCATCAGCAGGCAAAAGAAACTCAAACTCACTCAACTTCGGCTTTTTAAGCAAATTAAGCTCATCACCGTTAATCAAAGTAACAACCTTATTCTTATTACCTATTTTAGTTACAATTCTTGCAGGAGTAATAGGGAGCAATACCCCGTCAATATAAAAATCATACACCATAAGCAATTACACCTCCCATAGTAGAATTTACAGCCTCAGTCAAGCTGTCAGTCAAACTTTCCATCCAACCGTCAAGATCCGCAGTTTGATTGATATCCCCAAATTTATTATCAACATTGACCTGTATTTTCTCAAAACTAAAATTAGTAATAGCTCTAATCTCCGCCAAATCCTTTAAATAAGATATATCATCATCTTTGACCTTAATTCCGTCAGCAAGAGAAGAAGTATTATTTTGCGTGCCTTGTACACCACTTTTCACATCATCAACCAATCCCTTTATCTCATCAAAATTCGGTATATCAAACTTAGGTATATTTTCATTAGCATCAGATTGTTTTTCAGCCTTCAAATCAGCAATCTTTTTATTCATTTCATTAATTTTATTATCATACGACATCTCCAAATCCTTAAGATACTTATCCTCTTTAATTCTGTTAGATAAAACCCTACGCTCATGCTCTTTGAGTTCCCTGTCCCTAATTTGCTTTTCCGCTTCAGATTTTATCTTAGCCTCAGCAGCAAAACTAAAATGTTTAAAAGCAGGTATAGATACACCCGGCACAGAATTAACAACATTAATCAAAGAATTAAGCCCATCAATCGCACCATTTACAAACTCCTCAAGCAAAAAAAGCCCAAGCACCTTAGCATTAGAAATAGCATCCGTAATACCATTGGTAAACCCGTGAAAATAAAGTACACCCATATCACAAAAACTAAAAAGCTTACTTATAAAATCAGCCAAAAACAAATGCATACCCCTCAAAGCAACAATAAAATTACGATGCAAAATCAAAACAGCAACCCTCACACCACCAACAGAATTAGCCCAACTCACAAAAAGAGTAATTATAATCGCAACACCCGTAATAATAAGACCAATAGGAGAAATTAGAAGATTAGCATTTAAAACAGCCATAGCCGCCGCCTGCAACAAAGTAGCAGCCTTCAAAGCCAAAAACGCCATAACGATACCGAAAATCAAAGGTTCAATCGTCCCCCAATTAGCAGCAATCATATTAGCAAACATAACCACATACTCTGCACCCGTTCCAATAGCATCCGCAACCAAAACAGCAGCATTTACAGCATTATTGACAAAAACCCGAAAACCCTCACTGTTAGCAAACTCACTCAACTTTGCAAGAGCAGGTTCTAACGCATAAATAAATCTATTTTTAATATCAACAAAAATTTGCCCAAAAGTAAGAGGCATTTTTTCAAACCGAGCATTAATCTCATCACCAGCGCCAAGCAACGCATTTTTTATAACATCAGCCGATAATTTACCCTCAGACGCCATACCCCTTATCTCACCTATACTAACCCCCATATAATCAGACACAATTTTCAAAAGCAAAGGAGTATTCGCCATAACAGCATTCAAATCCTGACCCCTGAGAACACCGCTGCCCATAGCCTGAGTCAAGTTATACATAACAGACTCCATGCCCTGAGCCGAAGTACCCGAAATAGTAAAAAGTTTATTCAAATTCTCAGCAAAAGCAACAGTCTCCCGATTATCAGAAAAAGCCTCCTTAGCCTGCATACCAAGTTTAGTAACAATATCAAGAGTAGTCTTATACTCACCCCTTGACCTCCCAGCCGATCTGAAAATCATATCTTGTAAATCCTTAGTAGACTGATAACCATCATTAATCATATCGAGCCTTGCTCTGATATTCGTCATATCATCAGACAAATTTACAAAAGCATTTACACCCCTAAATCCTACATAAGCAGATGCAGCAGACTTAATAAAATTGCCCAACTTATTAACCTGATTAGCACCATTAGCAATCTCATTATTAAAATTTTCCTGTTCCTGACTTGCTCTTTCAATTTCAGCTTCAATTTCCCTTAATCTGTCACGTGCAGCATTAAGAGAAGACAAATCCACAGAGCTGCCCATAGACCTGTTCATATCATAAGCAGCACCAATAACCATATTCATACTTTGAACTATAGAATTAAGCACAGGAGACATCTCATTTCTAAGTCTTATAGTACTGTCAATATATCCCATTTACCCACCTCCTTTTTTTGTGCATTAAAAAACCACCCTATACTTAGAGTGGTTTTCATTACCTGTTATTATGCTCTTGCTTTATCTAACGCATCATATAAATTATTTATCTTATCATCAAGTAATATGGAATAATCATCCATCATCATTACAAGTGGAAATATTCTTTGAGCTTCATACTTTAACATATTAGAATCATCATCTTTGCACAACACTTTATTGAAAAACCCTATTAATTCACTAACTAAGAACTTTACTTTTTCACTTTCAGATGATATTCTTCCTATTTCATCTACTATTTCAAGTTGTGTCATCTTAAGCTACCTCCACTTCTATTGTATATGATACTTTATATGTTTTACCGTCTTTACTTATCACACTTGGATAACTATTATCTTCTAACCAATTTTGAATTTTAAAAATAACACTTTCTTTATATTGATATTCTGTTCCTACATGCCCATTTCTTTCAAAACTTGTTAATTCTCGTTCATCATCTTCAATATCAACCTTTGATATTATTGCACCTATAGCTTGAGCATGTGGATTGCCGTTTTTGGATAATACACCTAATTTCTTTGCTATTGCTGTTTTATCATATAATCTTTGCTCCTGTTCCACTCTTTCCATAGGTATTTCAAGTCCGACTTTTCCATAAAGTTGGTTTAACATATATACTTGATATTCAGGTTTCATACCTGCTTTTTCAAGTACAGGAAGTATAGTTCTTGCAGCATTGTTTATAGATGATAATTTCTCCTGTTTCTTCTTAGGTGTTTGATACTCTCCTGTCTTTCTTATTGATGGTAGGACTTCACTTGTTACCCATTTCTTGAATTTCTTAGCGTTAGGTAGTTTACTTGATAAAATTAAAGAGTATAGTCCACTTTCATTTATTACTATCATTTCACGTCTTTGACCTGATGCGGTGAAACACCTTGTCAGCTTATCATCTTCATCAACGTGTCTTTTTATTGCGTCTACTGTATCTTTGTATCCTAATCTTTCAGCAATATCTTTTCCAACAAACCAAGGTTCATTATCTATTGTTAAAACTCTTACTTGTCCAAATTCTTTATTTTCAAATATTTTTAGTTCATTATTCATTGTTTTCCTCCTCCAAAAAATAAATTCTTGAAAGAAGTTTTTCCTTGTGATACAATATAATAAAGAAAAAACTTTCTTTCTTGGAAGATTACTAATTGTCTTGGTCGGCGACAGTAATCTTCTATTTTTTTAACTCGATATCAATTTTATCGTTGAGCCATTTAGTTTTTGTTATATTTTTTTGTTTTAATTGTTTTTCAAATTCTTCTAATTTCTCTCTTTCAATTAAAACTCCAAAATCCTTTAACTTTTTTCTTCGTTCTTTGAAATATTCAGCTCTACTTTTCTGCAAAATTAAAACCTCCTTTCTTGTATCTGAATACATTATATTTGTATCTGGATACTTTGTCAAGAGGTTTTTAAAAAATTTCAGCCGACCACTAAAATCGCATTAAAAAACCACCCTATACTTAGAGTGGTTAATAACTTTATTGTATATTTAATTCCTTGTGAAAGTACTGTAAACAAGACATACTACAAAACAATTTATTTCTTGGTATATCTATCCTGCTATAACATTTCTTGTATTTATTTATATATGATATCAATTTTTGTTTTATAAAATACTTTTTATCCCTAAGTATCTTATACTCTTCATCAGAAATATATGCTACAACTTTTTTATCAATATACAGTTGCGGATCATTAATTACAACTGATTTACTTAAGTCAAGTCCCATAGTTTTATTTTCATCAGTAAAAATAGCATTATTATGCTTGATATTATGCCTTATAGGTATAGCAAAATACAAATTATCCAATTCCACAAGGTAAATATGAGCATACGGTCTATTTCTTTTCTTCTCCATCTCAGTACAATTGCTGTAATCTTCAAAAAACTTATCCGTTAAAAATCTAAACTCCAT